CTTTTCCCATACTAAACTCTTTTACTACTAACTTACCTTCTAATCTATTAATTTCAGTTTCAGTCTTTTTTCTGTGTAAGTGAATTTGGTTTACAGGTTCATTAACAAAAAACGCATCAAATCGTTTCCCTACATAAACTTCGCCTAATTCTAATGTGTAATATACAACATTAAAACCTAATTTTACGGCATGTCCTGCTACAGCTACCATCATCCAACTCTTACCACCACCAGGATTACCAAATACTAGACCTAAATCTCCACCTCCTAAACCTCCCATAAGAAGTTTATTGATGTCTTCCCAAGGTGTGGGAACAATTTGTCTAGCATCTGGTCTGTATCTGGACTCTACATCTTTACTGTATTCGTGACCGATGTTTTTGTCCATTCCTGCTTTTAAAGCACTGTCAATTAAAGATCTAATGTCATCGTACATTCCTGAATTGAGTAGATCTACACTAGTAAGCAGTGCTTTTTTAAGTTGTTGGTTTTTACAAAAATTACTAAATTCTTCTCTTACATACTCTACATCACTGTTTTCTATTCTGTAAGATTCACGTAATTGTTCAATAACATTAGTTTTTAACAAGTCATTGTCTAACTTTTTTACTTCAATTTGTAAAGCTTCTAAAGTAGGACTTGTATGGTAATGATCAAAATATTTTAATGTTCTTGTTACAATCCATTGTAAAGAAGAATTATCAAAATACTCTTCTTGAATTGTATCTCTAATATTTAGTAAGAACTCTTTGTTTGTCAAGAGTTGGTTGATTACCTTGAGTTGAAAAGGTAATCCGTACTGCGATAACTTATTGAATGAAACCATAACTTTTTTATAATATAATAAATTATTTTTTAGAAACCATAAGGTGAGTAAAAACATTTACTAACCAATTTTCTACATTTGGAATACTATTACCTAATAGATCTTGTTGGTACATAGTAAGAAACTTACTTTTGTCCATAGTACTTTTAGGTTGAGAAATTAAATCCTCCAATTCTAAAATCATCATACTAGACAAATTAGGATTGTGTAGATCCATTAATTTTTCATTAATTTTTAATTGATGTTGAAACATACTAACACTTTCATACATAGTTCCTTTAGTGTTATTACTTTTTTCTAAAATGTCTTTTAGACTAACTACAGTAGATTCTTGTAATTCTGGAAAGTTTTTAATGAGTTTTTTAGGGCCTAACTTAGGAACACCAGGAACATTATCACTTGAGTCACCTAATAAGATTTTTACTTGAAGATAGTTTTGAGGTGGAACACCATATTCTTCTTTTATTTTATTAGGATCATAAAACTTCTTTTTAGTGGGTGAGTAAACTGTAATTTTTGGACTTACTAACTGTAAAAAGTCTTGATCTGAAGACATAATTACTACATCGTGAGTAGGTGCAAATTTCGTGGCAAGATAAGCCATCGTATCGTCTGCTTCTGCTCTATCAACAGCACACATGTCTAAAGGAAGACATTGTAAGTATTCCACGAGTCTTAACAACTGGTTTTCTATTGATTCTGACTCATCTTCTTGGCTTGAAAATCCATCAAAGTTAGTAATTCGTTTTAGTTTACGGGTTCCTTTATAATCAGGATACAAGTTTTTCTTGTTGAGAGTTGAACCTTCACCTTCAAAAGCAATAATAACTCTTGTAGGATTAGTGTGTTTTATAGCATAACCTACTGATTTTAAGAAACCAGTAAGACCTCCAATGTGGTTGCCTTTAGGATTTATGTGGTTAATAATAGCAAATGAACGTAAAAATGTGTTCATTGCATCAATAATAAGTACCTTAGGTTGCAAAACAGGACTATTGTCCTGTCTTGCTTTACTAAGTTTATTTATTATCGCTTGAAAATCTGGATCGATATTATTCTCCATCGTTTACGGCTAAAATACCATTTTTACTTTCGTCCCACTCAGATAAATCTTCTTTGATTTCAAAATCACCTGCTCCTAATATTGTTAGCCACTCGTCTTTGTGTTCTTTTTTATATTGATCTATTGCCTTTGGATCATCGTCAATAAAACCATGTACTGTTATTACAGTTGTTCCTTTAGTAGTTACACCAGTAACGTGATTTTTATCACACATAATACGAGTACGTTTAGCAAACTCAACGTCTTTACCATTTTTAGTAGCTTTCAACTTGCTTGTTCCACTGTTTGTAATGTTTCCAAATGTTACAATCAAACTTGAGTCAAAAAACATTGTATCACCACCTTTATTTCTCATACGAGGTTGAGACATTGGAGTTTCTGCTGGTGATACCCATATTTTATTTACTACTACCATTGTATTTGTGTATGGTGTATTAGATTTTCTTGACAAAATGATTTTTTGGTTAATGAAGTTACCAAACTGTTGACTCATTGCACCAGCATTCCACTGAGGGTTATTTGAATTTTTTTCAATACTCATTGAACAAGGTATTGAACCAACTGAGTCCCATAAAAATAACAAATCGTGTGGTAATCTTCCTTTAGCCTGTTCATCTAACAAATCAGCAATAAAACTAGCTACATCTTCAATAGTATTAAGTGAACTTCTGTCTACGTAAATAAAATTACCTGTGTAATCTACTATTTCTCCAGTTTCTTCGTCTACTACTTCTTCCATTTGGAAGCCCATTTGACGAGCATGATCCCAGTTCCATTTCATTTCAGTAATAATAAACACAGGTAATACACCCATTTTTTGGGCTGATACAGCTGCTTCAATTAAAGCTGTTGTTTTACCAGTATCACTATGACCACGTAACAAAGTTATGTGGCCCATAGGAATACCGGGTAATGAAAGAACGTCTTGGAATGCTGCTGAAAGTGGAATCCAACGTTGATCTTTAAATGTTACTTGATTGTTACTTAAGTTTTTTGATTTTTTAAACGATTCAAGGTTAAAGTTTCCTTTGACAGCACCAGAAATAGCTTCTGTTAGTTTTTTCTTAGCCATTTTTTACAGATTAGAAAGGTAAATCGTTGTCTTCATCATCAAATTTAGATGGAGCTTTAGCGTCAGTAAACAAAGCATCAAACTCATCTTCATTAAACGAAGACTTTTTCTTAACAGGAGTTGAATAACTTGTAACTACTGGAGTTACTGGTTGTTCAACTTCTTCTGTTTCTGATTCTTCTACGTCAGCTTCGGGATTCAACCAAGTCAACAAAATACCTTTCATTTCATCATACTCATACTTTTTGTATAGAGCCAAAATTTCAGGTTGTTCACTCATCCACATTTTAGCTTGTGCACTGTTGTCACTCAAAGGAGTAATTTTAGTACGAGGACGTACTGTAGACTTATTGTACTTAGTACCAGTTACTTCAGGTCCTACAGTTTCAATAGTCAAATCACGACCTTCATAGATGTCAGAAAAATCTCCGATGTCTTCGTCAGCAACCATGCTCAACAATTCAAGATAAGTTTCTTTACCAAATTCCCACAAACGAACACCTTTTTCTTCTTCACCCCTAACAATGACTGGAGCAAATACTCGCATTTTAGGTTCGATTTTTTTAGCTAATTGCCAATTTTCCTTTTCTGATGACTTGCGAAGTTGACTTGCAAATTCTACAATAGGATCTTTTTCACCAAAGTTAGTCAAAGCAATCATTGAACGATTAGCTACACCATAGTGAAAATAAACCTCTTTAAAAGGATTTGATTTGTCAAACTTACTAGGAACGACACGAATAATTTGTTTACCTACAGTAGGTTTCCAGAAATTCTTTGCTCTTTCTTCTTTGTTTTGAGAGCCCCCTTTCTTGTTTTGAAGGGAATTCAAGCGATTTTTGATTTGATTAATATCCATAACAATTTTATTATTTCTCTACTAATATAATAAATAAAAGACTAAAAGCCAATTATATATTAATAATCTTGTAAATTTTTGTATTTAAAATGCGAAGGTCAGGACCTTGAGTTAACAATATACTATTTTGATAATCGTTCCAACTTACTTTAAACTGGTTGTCTAACATACCGTTGTTTAGTTGTTTAATTAAAGTATTTAAAGCATTAATAGTATATAAAGTATTTGATTCTTTTTTTCTGTGTAATAAAATAGTATTTTCAGGTATTTCATTTACTGAATTTTCTGTATCTATGTTATAGGTAATTATATATTCAGTTGTTTGAGGACTTTCCAATACAAACATTTTATCGTACAATATAGCATAACGTGAAGTTATACCAGCAATGGTGTCTAATAAACGATTTTGGGCTGTAAATGAGCACAGTAACTTATTCTTCATGTCAAAGGGAATACTGCTAATAAATATCGAAGAAATATCATAAACCATAGTCTAGTCCTTTCTTCATCTTTGTTGTATAACCTGTGCTTTCTAACAATTCTTTTATTTTAGTTACTGTTTCAATTCCGTCTTCTTTACTAAAGTCTATAAGTATAGAATCATATGTGTAAAGAATTATTTTACTCTTCTTAGTTTCTAAAAAGTCTAATACTTTTCCAACTAATTCTACATTACTTTTAGTTTCTAAACTTTGAATGTAATAATTAAATATTTTTGTTGGACTTAATTCATCAGACTTATGTAAAATTCGACCAGTTGCTAATTTTACTCTATCTTCTTGATTGTAAACCAACCACATTTTTTTAATTAGTCCATTGACTTGTCCAAAGTACACCTTATTTCTGTGTTCTTCTTTGATTCCTCCATAAAGATTTTTGAACGTAATTTCCTTCGCTTCTTCTTTTGATACTCCAAGTATTTCTGATATATCAGCATAGGGATCACTACTGAATTTAAAATTAAAAAGGGAACCAATAAGAGAAGGATGGTAAGCGGAGAAGTCATATTCTATTAAGTAATCGTTGTTGGGAATAAATACATTTCTTGCGCCGTTTTCTTTAGGAAGTGCGGCGAAATTAATGTTGTTAAATGCGTTGCTCGGTCTTGTAGTAATGTTGTAAAGATTGTACGAAGTATGTATTTTATTTTTGCTGATACTGTAGTCTTCAAATGTAGGTTCAAAAAAGTGATTGAATTTAGTTGGACTAATTTTAATACCTTCTTGTTCAATTCTTTTAAAAACACTAGTGTATTCTTTGTCAAACCAAGTATTTGGTCTGTAGTTCATGTGTTGTTTTATTTTAGTAAAAACATGGTCCCATTTTTCTAAGTGTTTAGTAACGGGAATTATACTGTTAATATTGTTTCTAAAGTAATGTTCTCTGTAAAAGTGAGTATGAGCCGGTGTATCATATTCATCAGCTTTAAAAACTTTATTAGTTTTATTTAAAATGTTAAACTGAATGTCGGTTGTTTCTAAAGTAAACGGTAAAAAATAATCATGAAACTTTTTGTCTAAAACATAAATAAGTTTGTGTTTATTTAAGAAATCTAACACATCTTGCCAATCTAAATTAAATGTTTCACTGTGATTGATTGGAAAAATGTAGCCTTTACTGTTTAAACAATGATAATAAACCGCTACTATATTGTTAAATTTAGGATGAAAACAATCATTGCCTGGAATGATTTGAACAAAACAAGAATCTTCACAGTATTCTTGTAGTCTTTCTAATTGTAGTTTTGTTTCAATGATCGCATGCATAACCTTTATTAATACTATAAAAAAAGGCTTGGTAAAAACCAAGCCTCTCTATTATCTTCCTAATTGATCTAAATCTACAGGCCTAGCATCTTTTAATGAACTTCTGTTAGAAGCAGCTATTATAGCATTTGATAGTTTACTTGTGTCTTTAGTAATAGTGCCTTTTGGATCAATGTATTTCAATAAAGCAAAAATTAATTGTTCAAATTCTTCTTTATTATTTATATTATTTAAACGATTTTTTAATAATTTTAAAGTTTCAATAATCTTGTAAACACCTTCTGTGTCTGAAGGAGTATCACTTTCTTCTTTCATAGCTCTAACTTTACTAGCTAAAGAACTTAATGCTGTTCTAATGTCTTGTTTTTGTTTAGCAAAGTTTGGATTAACTAAAGCAGCCATTCCTAAAACTAAAGCTTCAAATTCATCATAAGTATTAATTCTACTTAAAGCTGTTTTTAGTGATATATTTGAATCAATGTCTTTTTCTAAAACTGACACATCAGGACGTTGTTTTTGAATTTGTTTTTCTAATTCTTCAGATACAGTAATATCTTTTAACTGTTTTTGTTCTTCTGGAGTTAATTTAGACTTGTCTACATCATCATAGCGAAGATTATACATATCCATTAACATAGCCATTACTTCTACTTTATTTTTTCTAATAGCATCATCAGTAACACCAATACTTACTAAAGTTTTATCAATAGCAGCTTCACTTAACATGTTTCCTAATGAAATATTTTCAGCTACTCCTGATCTTTTAAATTTTCCTGTTGATTTTTGTCTTTGACTTAAGTTAATTCCCGTTACTTGTTGAAACTTCTTTAAAAGAGTATCAGGACTTTTACGTAAACTAATAACAACTTTTTTAGTATTAGGATCCCAAGACTTGTAAGTTGTGTCATTTGGATCTCCTTTAATGTTAGGATTAGCCATTTTTAACACACTAAATATTTCTTGGTTTCTGTTTAAATTTTTATTTTTAAATAATTTTTTAGCTTCATCAGGATCAGCATCTCCTGTGGGGATTGGTCTTTCAACTCCAGGTTCCTTATCATCTCCTGTTGGTCTTGGTTTATCATCTCCTCTTTTTCCGACAGGAATTTCACCAGGTAATCTAGGATTTTCTACAAAATCTAAAAATTTAAAAGATTTTACAACTTTTTCTGTATCAGCTGATGTTGCTTTAGCTGTAAGTTCACTTGATTGAGTTGGATTTTTATCGTTAGCTGATGTTACTTTATTTTTTACCCAATTTATTAGTTTTTTAGTAATTTTAACTGTATGAGTTTTTCCATTTTTTTCTACTTTTAATCCATCTTCAGTTTTTGTTACTTTTGCTCCTTTCTTTTGAAAAGATTTTACTAGTTTATCAGTTATTTGTTTTTCAGCTTCATCGTTTCTTTCTTGGTCTAATTTTCCTCCACTCTTTGATACGTTTGAAGATTTACCAGCATTTTTAGATACTCCCGATTTTACAGTAACATTAACATCCATACCATCATCTAAAACAGTTGAAGCAACAACATCTGCATAATCATCCATCTGTTGAGTATCTTGTTGATTTATTCCTGATTCTCCTGTTTTATGTTGAATATGCAAATCAGTATTAGTTGTAGTATCATCATATTCTGGGTTTTGGTTTGATGCTTGATCTAAATCATCTTGATCAGGTCCTACAATAGGTTGTAAATTTTGATTTAATTGATTATTAGCTTGTACTAATTCAGTATTTCCTTTTGTTTTTACAGTATATGTTTTACTTCCTACAGGAATTGAAGGTCCTAAACTATGAGCTAACATTACTAAAGCCATAGTAGCACCAAAAATAGATTTTTTAATTTGATCCCCTTTACTTTTGAAAAAAGTATTAATTTTAGCACCTAAAGTATCTCTAGTTAAATTATCTATCCCAGATAAAGCATTAGCTACTTTTTCTCCAGCAGCTAATATATTTCCTTGGCCTTGATCTTCTAATTTTTCTAAATATTCTTTAGCTGCATCTATAGCAGCTTGAGTTGTTTCTTCATTTAAAGAACTCATAAACTCTTTAAGAGTTTTATATTCAGTTTCTCCATCAATAAATTTTTCAAATAAAGATTTTGAAGGTGTAATACCAGCCAAATGCTGCATCTTTTTTACTTCTTCATTAAGTAAATATTTCATAGTATTATATACAATAAATATTACGGTTTGTAATAAAGAGTTAAATCTGTTAAATAGTTTTCAATTCCAGGTATTAATTTTCTAGCTTCATTAATACTTCTTAAATTAGAATCAATAACTCCACCTTGCATTAATATACCATTTTCTTTTACATCATACAATGGACCACTAATTTTCCAAAGTACTTCAGCAAAAGTAAAATACTTTGAGAAATTACTGTTAAAATACTCATAAAATGTAGATTTATTAGTTTCTATAATGTAAAGTTGACTACTTAATTTATATTCTAAAATGTATCTAGTGTAGTATGTTTGATTGTATTCGTCACTAGTAGGAGGTAAACTATTATTTGATGGCAGAGACATGCCAAAATAATTTTGAGAACTTAAATCTAAATTATTGTATGTATTAGCTAGTGTGTTAATTCCTAAATCTTCAATAGGTAAAGACGTATTAAAGGATTGGTTTAATTTTTGAGAATCGTTAGTATGAGTTTTACCTGTGTAAGCATTTCCATACTTATCTTTATGATAATATCCTACATAAAAAGATGGAGTTGTTGAATAATAGTACTCACCCCCATAGGTATAAAAAATTTCAGGTAATATGACGCTAGGTGGTAAATACATTTATTTTTTATTTATTGTTATGGGAGATTATAAGGACGGTAAAAGAAATTATTTCTATCAATTATGGTACCAGTTGGTTGTGGTGAAGGGTTTGTTCTTATAGTTTTACCATCATTATATGTTTGATTCCAATAAATGGTTTTAGCAAAAGTTTCATCAATCTTTTCATCTGGGCCATCTATTCCAAATGCAAAATTACCTAATACAATTCCATCATTTACTATTTTTTCAGTAATAACGAGAGAATTTGGTTTACCATACATTACATCACTACAAGAAGAAAAATAATTATTTAATGGTTTTGTATTGGCAATAGCAGTATTTGAATTATAAAAATTAGCTAAATTTCGTATTGTTTGATTTGTCGTAGTAATACTATAAATTCTATTTATTAAATTTTTTACATTCCATCCATTTACAGTAAAAAGTCTCAAAATTGGGTTTGGTGTTTGAACTTCGAAATTTAAAATAGAATTTTGGCTGCCATCAAGTAATAATTTATTTTGTGAGGGATCATAATAAATAGATGCAGCATTAGCAATAGGATAAAAAAATTCAGGATTAAGTTTATTTAAATAAATTTCTATTTCTTCTAACACATCTTTAAATCCATTGTATTCTTCATCTACTGTATTAGAAATATAATTTTTATTGATTATAAAATCAGATAAGTCTTGTAAAGTTTTAGTTCTAGAAAAAGTTTCACTTAAAACACTAGCTGGTTGTTGGTTTGTCCAAGTTTTCATCCAATCAATTACAAAGTCTTCAAATTCATACATTTGATATGATTTATTAGCACCAGGAGTTGGGGTTATTGATGTTAGTCCTGTTCCTAACCCAATAAATTCTTTTTGGTTGTCAATCCAAAATTGTTGTACGTCGTTATCTTTATTAAAATTGTTATATAAAGTATCATAAATAACTTTAGCTCCACTTCCAATGTCTCTATTTATAGCATAAATGTATCCTATTATAGATCGTGTTGCTTGATATATTAAAAAATCTTGAAGAATTGGATATAGGATTGATTTAGTTTGTTGGACCGCAACATATAACCCAAAACCATCTCTTTTTATGTTAATAAAATTTTGAAGTAATGGTCTGTCTTGATCTAAAATACAAATTTGAGTTTCTAACTCAGTTTCCCAATCATTTTTAGTAAGTCTATGGTTGATTTGGGTAATTACAAATCCTAATTGTTTATCATAATAGTTTTTAGGTAATACATTTTGTTTTACTGTAAAAATTTGTCCTACTACAATTCCTCCAATTCCGTCTATTGTTATTCTTAATTTAAAAGGAATTAATGCTTTAAAATTTAATTCACTGTTATAACGCAACATAGACTGTTTTAAAATAGTACTTGGATTTGCTTGACCTGATGTTTCTACTTTAATTCTATAATCATTTTTTGTTCTATCAGGAATTAAATTACCAACAATATAATCTCTAGCATAAAGCATAAAACTGTATAACTTTTGGTAAAAAACATCATCTTTATTTGCTTTAATATTATCAAGTTCATCTCCCTGCCATTTATTTAAAGCTATTCTATCTTCTAACCCAGCATTTAAATAAACTTGACTTGAATTGTATACATCAGCTAAGTTAGCTCTACTTTGAGCCGCTATAGCTACAATAGTACTTTGATTTTCAAATATTTGACTTTGTATATTTACATTTCTACAAATACTTCCTAAACCTAATAAGTCAAACTGGTATTTTTGATCTGCTTTACTATTAAATCCACTTTCTAAGTAATAGTAATCTACTACTTTCATAACATTTTGAGTTTTACCTACAGTGCTTAATCCAAAATTATTTAAACCTCCTAAACTATTTGATATTTTATTTAAAACATTTTTTATATAATCTAACATAATAACTCCTTCATCATTTGAAGCATTTTTCATGTCTTTATATGTTTGCAATAACATACTAATATTAACAAAAATATTTTTTATTTTTCCAGCTTTTAAAGTATCATCATAAAATTGATAAGTAATGTTATTTAAAGTCTTTTTTTCTAATCCACTTCCATTAGGATTATTTTCAAATTGATACATAGGAGGATTAATACCATTTATAGATGGTGAATACTTTCCACCATTATTTGTTGACATAAATGCTATTTCTGTTTTAAAAGCTCCATTATTTTTAACTTGACAAATAAATGGAGTAACTGAAATTGAATCTTTACATGCTAAACACAAATCATCATCTCCAGGTAATTGAAATTTTACTAAAGGCACAGATCCTTTTTTATCCTTTTCACTGTTTGATTTTATATTAAAATAAGAAGCTACAATAGCTAACCAAACGTCTAAAGTTAAATATTCATAAAATCTTCCAGTTTCTGAAGGTTCTTGAAATTCTACTTCTTGTACTTGAGGAGCTACATCTATTTTAGTAGCTTGGTCTGAATAGTATTTTGAAACATTTCCTTTAATAATATCTTTCGATACATAGTTATAATTGTAGTCCCAAGCCCCTTCATATTCACTTTCAATTAATCTTTGATTATCTGTTGATGTATCAATTTTTTTATCTTCTACGTTTGCTTTTAAACTTAATAAAACATTTTCATAATCATCAAAAACATAACTAGATGCTCCATTAGCATCTACTACTATTCCTCCAGTTTTTGGATTATTAACATTTGAGGACATTTTAACGGTATTGATTGCTTCACCCATTGAAATCAATGTAGTTTGACATTCAAATCCACCGTTAGTCATCATAGTCCATGTAAAATTCTTTACGTAACCTAACATACCATCGTAATTATGGCGATATTCTTTACGTAAAGCTTCTAACTGTAAATAAACATCATCTTGACTTAAATTTTCAAAAGGATTTATTGTAACTCCATTAAAAACTGTAGGGTATATATCATCTTGAGTTAAATTACTGTTTCTTCTATTAGAAGGAGTAAAATTTTGTACAGAACCTGTAGCATAATCTATGTACTGAGACCAACCCCATTCTAAAAGAACTGAGTATCCAGGTCTCATAAACAAAATTTCTAATTCGTTTAACTGGTTTATGTCCCAAGCATAAAATTTTACTGTTGTTTCAAATAAACTACCATAAGCTCCTATGGTTCTTAAACTCATTTCAGTAATGCCCGGCATTGGTCTAATACCAAATGTTCTAAAATATTCAGGATCAGCTGTATTATTTGGTCTTACATCAATGTTACCACCATATGCTGCTTGAGGAGTACTTACTCCATATCTTAAAATACCATCTAACCCACTTCCATTAGTTTTAGTGTATAGTGTGCCTCCTTCTAAAATGTATTTTTTACTAAGTTCAGTGTCCTTATAAGATCCATCAGGAATTACAGTTAAACTTCCACTGATCTCCCCAGATTTAAGTTGATTTCCTGATGTGTAGTTGACAAAACTGGTCATTCTTACCCAACTATTTTTACTTAAATACCAAGGTAATAAATTATTTCTTCTACCATTTTCACCACTTACAACTAAAGTTCTAGCTTGTAGTTGGGTTTGTATGGAGTTTTCGAGGGTTTCTTTAAAAATTGACATAACATTTTTTAACTATTTAAAGCATTAAATTCATCTAAAATTCGAGCAAGATTTTGTGGTATTCTTATTTGAACACCAATTGGGGGATATAATGAATCTCTATTTAAACTATTAGCTTGTTGAAGTATCCAATATAAAGTTGGATCTCCATAAAATTGAGCTGCTAAATTATCTAATCTATCTCCCTGCATAGATATAATATAAAAATCCTCAATGGTAAAGTCAACAGGAGGATACTTAGTAGAACCAAAATATCTTGGTCCACTAGTTTCTTTTCTTATTAGAGTTGAAGGATATCTATTCATTAGTTTTGTACTATATTTTCTTCAGGAACCCTGATTAATGTTTCAATTTGTTTTATAACGTCTGTTGAATCTTTAACGTACTGTGTTTTTTGAGGTAAGTAATAGTTAGGATGTCCTATTCTAAAATTAGGAGTAACAAACGTAGCAGTATGTTCTTTATCTCTTTTATTTTTACGAGGTAAAAAGTTATGAATTGGATTAAACACCATTGAAATTTTCATGTATGTTGGCATTTCATGTTGGAAAAAATCTCTACCGGTGGTAGCATCAACTCCTTCTCTTCCTGAATTTCTAAATTCAGGCTCACTTAATTGAATTTCCCAAGGTGCAGAACCATCACCTACTAAATTGGTAATGTTCATGCTTGTAAATACTCCTGGTTGTTGATAAATGTAGTCTCCAATAGTTAAGTAAGCATAATTGCCTCTCATTTGGTTTCTATCATTATAATCAGGAGCAAAACTAGACATTAAGTAGTTTAATTTAGTGTAAATAGCAGGCATTTCATATTTTGAGTGGGCCATTAATATAAAACTAAAATTTACTGTTCTAGCATAGTTTTCATAAGCATAAAATGGTTCACCCCTACCCATATAGTTAAAGGTTTTCCAGTTAGTTTTAAAATCGTCTGTAAGAGAATCTAAGTAAGCTCTAAACGCTAGTACGTCTGTATTTATAGTGCGCGCACTATCACCAGTATTTGGAAATATAGGTAAGTCATTATTTAATAATTCAATTCTAAATTTAATAATGTCTCTACCGTAATTTCCACCTGTTTTACTTTTTACTTCATTTTGATCATATAAACCACTGTATATCAAATTACTATTTACTCCATTTGTTGGCTTTATTGCAGAATTTGAATTACCATAAAATACTGATCTAGGAGTAATAGTTAAAACGTTTATTGAGTCTACAGGAAAGCTAGGACCTACTGTACTTTTTGGATCAGAAGGTGTAGTCATTCCTATTCTCTGGTGAAGATTAAATCTTTGATAATCTTCAGCGTTAGGATTTTCATATAGTTCTCTAAAATCTTTAGGATATCTAGCTTGATTTTTAATACCAGAAGTAGCAGTTAAATTTGGGCTTGTTCCAAATTCTCCTACAGGTGGAATAATTAAAGGATTTTTACTTTCAACACTTCCATAATTATCAATTGTTTGATAATTCCAAGGTCTAAACCCTAAATTTTGTGCTGTTTCTGCTGGATTATTTCCAAAAGGACTTTTATTAGTTACACCAGTATTTAACCCAAAACTGTCACTGTATGTTTCGTTTCTAGTTTTTCCTAAACCATAAAATGAATTTGGACCTCCGTTATATTGAAATAAAGATATAGAACTATATGAATTTTCACCCGTTAAAGTTGTATAATATTTATCTAGTCTACTTAAAAACTTTCCGTCTTCAGTATTTAAACTAATATATCCTGTGTCATTTGTAGGACTTAAACCATGGCGAGTAAAATGTAAACCTAATGCGTTACCTGCTACTGATGCTAAAGTATTAAGACCTATAGGATTGTAAATTCTAGGGCCATTTAATTGAAATCGTTTAGGATTATAAGCTGTGTCAGGATTTGATAATTGTAGTCCTGATTGTTTAGCTAACCATAATGGACCATTAGGAACATCAGTAAAAAACGCTCCTATTCTAGCTGTGTCTCTAACAATTGCTAAACCAGTATTGTAAACTCCGGAAGGATCACCTTCTCTAAATTTAAGATCATCAGGAAATCCACCTTCATATCCTAGTCTTATATAAGGAGACTTTGAATTTAATTTTTTATTTGTGCCTGGATAAACAGGAATTGAAGTTTGATTAAAAGGAGACACATTAGTACCACCAAAATAGGTGTACTCAACTTGACCCGTTTGTTGGGCCCTTTCAAATATCTCCTTTAAACTAGCCATTAATATCTTCCTTCAATAGGACCTTTACCTCCAGCATAATTTCTTGAGTATGGGCCCCAAGGAGCTATACGACCCTCATATCCAGGTTGAAAACTTACTGGAGGGTTAGAAGCAGGTTTGAAGTATGGATACAATGGAATTTGAGTAGATAAACGACCAGTAAGTAAGTCTTGTGAAGCCAACAAAGTATTTGTTGGAGGTACTCCTACAAATGCTTGTATTCTTGATGTCATCATTTGACCTTCATTTTCAAATTCGGGTCCTTTGTTACCGGCTAATCCCAAACCACTAGTAGTATTTGGGTTTAATAATCTGTCTTTTAATGCTGTTGCCATAGTTTTATTTTGGTATAAATATTAATTAACCCATTCTTGTGTTAATTACCAGTTGTCCTTGAGTATTGAGGTGAGACATTTTTTGTCCTCCAATATCTACTTTATTTTCATTTCTAAGAGTTATATTAATATCTCTGTTTCCTTCAGCACCTGAGTTAGGAACCTTAACTCCTCCTCCACCACCTCCACTAGCTCCACTAACACTAGCTTCACCATCAGATAAAGAATTAATAATACCATATCCAACAGCAGCAGCAGCTGCTGCTATAGCAACCCCAGCTCCTAAAGTTAATGCAGCATTAGCAAAAGTAGCTTCAGCAGCCCAAATAGCGGTTTTAGCAATTAATTTAGAGAAAGGAGCTCCTAATGCAAATAACCCATTTAGCATTTTTACTGTTATAATAGTTGCTATACCAGTGAATAGAAATTTAAGAGTTCCAGCTTGACCTACTAATATTGCTATTTTATCTATGAATTTTCCAAGAGGTCCATTTACAAAATTAGCTACGGTTTCTTGTAGTTTTTCAATAGCCATTTGGAACTTTTCTTGGTTGCTTATTTGAGAGGCTTGTTTAGCTAATTCTTCTCCATTTGCTGCTTGAGCTAATTGAGCATTCAATTTAGTGTAGTCTCCAGTTCTAGCTGCTTCTCTCGCTACTTCTTCAAAAGCAGCTTGTGTTTCAAATGCTGTTCCTTTTAAAAGTTCTTGTTGTTTTAAAGAAGTTGCTAATTCATCTGTGGTTAAACCAATAGCGGCTGCTAAACTCTTTTGTTGAAGAACGTTGAGTTGTTGGTATTCTCCAATTCCTCCAACATTATCCATTAATTCTTTTGCAGCTTTAGCACTATCACCCATTAAAGCAAAGTATCTAGCTTGTTCTAAATTAAGAGCTTTACCGGTTAATAATTCAGCTTCTAATTCTCTACCTAAACTTCCTGCAAAATCATCAACTAAACTACTGCCCATTTTAGCAGTTTGTTCTAAAGTTAAGCCTAAAAGTTGAGCTTGAGTAACGGCTTCAGCTAAAAGTGCAGGATTATTTTTATATTGAGCAGCTAACTGACCTCCTACTTTAGCTACATCTGTTAAAACTTTTCTATAGTCTAATGTTATTCCGGTTGCTTTTCTAGTATTTACTACTTGATCACCAATAGCTACTGCAGTTTGGTGAGCAGTCATGTTATTTAACTTGCCTAGACCATAAATTTTAGCACCTTCTTCACCTTGAAGACCCATGCCTTTTACAAGTTCTATTTGATCAATTCGACTTTGTTTTGTAAATAAGGCTCCAGTTCCTAAACTTTTATTTAATTCGTTGTTAGCTTCTATTTGGTTTTTAAGACTAGCTTGAACACTAGAAACATTTTTATTTATTTGTGATGCTTCGTAACTGGTTTCTTGAAAACTATCTGCTAAAGTTCTAGCTCCTTCTTTACTTACTTGTACAGACTTGCCAAATTCTGTTAAAGTTTTATCTAATGCTAAAACATTTTTTAATATAGCACTAAAACTAATTCCAATTGCATCAAGTTGAGTGTTAATAAATTTAAGACCCGATGCTATTCCAGGAAATTCTTTAATTTTATTAATATAGAATAATATAGAGGATACCCTTTTTTGGAAAACAGTAAGTTGTTTCTCTAAAACATCTAATTCGTCTTGGTGATTTCTAACAATATTACGAGAAACGTCCATTTGTTTTTGAGATAAAGCAAATATTTGTAATTGTGCTTTTTCTTCATCTGATAATTGATCGAAATATGCTCCTTTACCAGTATTAATCTGGTCAACAATTTCTAATTGTTCTTTAAGTGTTTTTACTACTAGTCCAGCCTTTATGTATTCTTCTCTAGTTTCTTCTAAATTTCCACCTGTTCTTTTAGCGTCTTCAAAAGCTAATCTTTTTTCAGTTAACTCATTTATTTTTTCATCTATTTTATATCTAGCAGTTAAACCATCTACATATTGTTGAGCTAATTTTTGTGCATCTTTTCCTAAATTTGCTTCAATGTCAGATGATTTTTGTTTATTTTCGGCAAATTCTTTTCCAGCTTTTTTAATTTTTTCATTTAATTCAGCATATCTTGTAGAATATTCAGTAGTTTTCTTTAAAGCTTCTAACTGGTCTTTAATGGCCTCAGATAAAGCTTGAGCTTCATCTTTTGCATCTTTTATAATTAAAGAAAACTGTTTTAAAGCATCATTATTTTTAACATAAATTAGATTTAAGTTTTTTGCAATATTTTTTTGATCGTCTAATTCTTTAGTAAGTTGTTGGGAATAACCTAACTGCTGTCTAGATTTATCTACACTGTCGTTTTGTAATTGATCAATTGCCATGTTAATAAATATTTACGTTATGATTTTTTTACCTTACTTACGAAATCAGGAACATTTGTAGATTTAGCATATGATTTAGCATCCATAGTATTGGATCCTTTCATAGCTTTTTCTTCAGCTTCAGCCTTTTTCTGTAAAAATTCGTTGATTTTTTTAATGTGATAACGACGAGTCATAATTGGCATTTGCCAAACTTCACTGTATATAAATCCACCGCCTCCATGATAAGTTAAATCATGAATTTCAGTCATAAAAGTAGACCTATAAGTTGGCGTCAGGCCAAAGAAAGTTTAGATTCATAGGTACAGAGACACCCTCCACAATGTCTCCTTTACTGTCTTCATAGTTAAAAACCATGTCTAAGTCAGGTGTAATTTCGTTTATATGTTTGCGAAAAGCGCGTGAATCTTGTAACAACATATTATCCACGAATAAACGAATTTTTTCCGCGTTAGAATCACCGTTTATCGCGATAATTTGGTATTTTAAGCGTGTAGTTATGTCAAAACTTTCTTGAGGATACAACTTTTTCAAACCTTTAAGTTCTTCTTCAATTTTCATTTCATCACCGTGAGTTAAAAGTTTAAAAGTAACTGTTACTTTACTTTGAGGAAGTGTGAAATTAAATTCATTTTTTCCTTTAATAAATAAAGTTTCATCAATTTTCTTGTCTTTTAATTCACTTAAATTAATGGTTGTTGAAACTTTCTTTCCGTATTTATCTGTTACTTCTACAGGATATTCGGCTCCATAACCTAAAATACGTGCTGCTACTAAAATAGCATTTTTGTCTCCTAAAATCAATTCACTGTAATCAATTTTACTTACAATCATACTTTGTAAGAGTTTATCAACTACAATTCCTTTTTCTAGGAAGTTTTGGTTAGTTAAAATGTCTTCTTCTTTAGCAGACATGTACTTTAGTTCAATTGTTCCTGAACTTAATGGGCTGGACTCGGGATAGATTAAACCTTTACTAGGTAAATCAATAACTTCTGTTGGGAAACGAAACTCTGACATAATTATATTATTATTTATAATAAATATATACAAACAAAAAAAGTCTGGCAAAAACCAGACTTCCTTTGTACTTTTTGAGTATATATTTTAGTAGTTCAGGATGCAATAATCCATAGCGACTGTCAATTGAATGTCTTTTAACGATTCACCTTGACTCCAATCACCATCACCAAAATTGGCTTGTTTAATAAATGCACCTTTAATGATCCATTCACCTACAACATCACCTACAGGACCTAATTCACTTAATGTGATGTCTTTCTTGTAGAAATCTGAGTAGCCATCACGGCCTGTTACTGATTCGTGTGATAGACGAATCCATTCCATTACTACCTGTTCACCTGAAGGTGTTACAGGATCATAAAGATTCATTGTCATGTCTTGCCACTCAGCTTTTCCCTTAACTTTACGATATACGTTAATATGATCAACTTTAATTGAATTTAAGTTAATATCAGGGAATTTTACTTTATGAACTAAGTAAGCAGGAACACCTTGAATAGTCATTAAAAAGCGGTTTTGAACTTTTGGTTCAAAAGCTGTAAACATTATTTCGTTAGGGTTTAATACTGGCATTGTCTTATGTTTTTATCTTGTTATAAATATGTTAAGCTCCAAAAGTCACACCAGTTGGGGTAATGTTAAAGGTAATGTAGATAAATTCAACTGTTTTAGCAGGTTGAATGTAAATAGCTCCTACCAATTGGTTTCTGTCAATTACGTCAGGAGTGTTGTTACTGTCATCCATTACTACCTTATATGCATAAAGACCTTGTCTTTGTTGCACTGATTCCATGTATGGGTTAACTTGTGAAACGAAGTTATTTCTTGTAGTTAAAGTGTTTTGTTCGAACAACAAGCTTTCAGCAACTGCTCTAACATATCTCTTTAAGTTAATCAACAAACGACGAACGTTAATACGATCAAGAGCTGAAGCTTTAGTCTGTAATGTTTTCTGACCATAAGCTACTAAACCAACACCAGGGAAACTAGCAATTGGGTTAACTTTATTTTGATATAAAGTATCGCGATCGTTTGTGCCTAATTTTCTTTCAGCTTGTAAAGCACCACCAACACCACCTCTGTTTAAACCAGCAGGAGCGAACCATTCAGCACTTACTCGGTCGTTAAATGCATAAACACCAGGCATTACTGTTGAAGCTGGAACCCATACTAACTTACCTGTAGCAGCACTTAATACTTGAACCCAAGGCCAGTAAGCAGCAGCATAGTTTGTATTTAATTGGTTAGCTAAAATACCAGGAGTATTAATTGTAGCTCCATATCCTGTTAAATCAGTAATATAGAAACAATCACCTCTTTCTTCAGCCATAGTAATATATTGAGATACTACGGTTGAATGATATTGTTGTGTAATACCAGGAGCTGAAATTAAAGAGAAGTTGTATTCATCTGGATTAGCTAAAATATCATCAACTATAGTATAGTCAGATGCTACTAATCCTTGAGTAACTGTGCTAATGTTTTGATACAAGTTAGTTGTGTAATCTAAATCATTTCCTGTAGCTCCACCAAAACTACCTGATCCAGTTGTTGGAATTGAATTGTAGTATTGAGTTTTTGCAACACCATTGTTGTTGAAATAGTTATAAGTTGGTGTTAATACTTCTTTTACTCGTACATAGCGAGAAGCATTAGCATATGATCCACTATTTTGAATGTAGTATTGGCCTGTTGAGCTATCATAAGCTACGGTTTGGCTGTAGTTACCTACTACTGCTTCAATGTAATTAGCTTGGTTAGGATCTAAACTTACGTTAGTAAAGCTTTCTAATACGTTAGGATTTGTTGTTGTATCATTACCTTGACGAATCAATAATGTAAATGTACCACTAGCTGTATCAGGACTAACGATCTGCCATCTTACGTTATCTGCACTACCACTTATTAAGGAACCGTTTGTTTGAGATCCTTGGTTGTTGTTCATGATAATTCCTTCAGAAATAGTTTCTAAAGTAAATGCATATCCTGGATTTCCATTAGCACCATTTGCTAAAGTTCCTAATAAGCCTGTACCACTATCTACATAGCCGATAAGAGCATAGTTAGCATCATAGTAAGGAACAGGTTCATCTAATGTAATATAAGCTCCGTTGTAAGCAGCTCCTTGAAGCGAAGCAGTTAATGCAATAGTGTTATTACCAGAATTATAGTTAACTGTAAATAAACCAGCACCGCTCGAACCTAAAACAGTATTCATTTTAGTTTGAAGATTTTGGTTTAGTATTACTCTACTGTCTGATCCGCTATTCCAAGCGTAGAAGTAAACTAACCCGTCAGTATCATCTTGAGGAACTGTTCCACTTCCTGAAGTGTTTACAGCTATGAATTTATACCAAGAATTTCCAAACACAAAGTTTGTTTGGAAGTTTGGAGTTACTTCACTTGAAGGAACAGCTGTTAAGTCTTCATAAAAGTTTAACGT